GGTCGAACCATGACACAGCCCGTTGCCCAGCCCCGACATGCCGTCGCCCGCAGTGGGTTTGCCAACCCGTTGACGCTGGGCATCAAAGTCACGGACACCAGCTTCGTCAAGGTTTACGCCGACGACATGCTGCTGCAGCTCGGCTTCGACTATACGATCGATGGGCTGGGCGATCCGGCCGGTATTGAGATCACCATTATCGATGGCGAGGACGCCGGCTCCTATGTCGACGTCGACACCTTCGCCGCTGTGTTCAGCCCGCTCTATGAGCAGGGCGCCGACCTTAGCGCTGGCGGCAATTTCGGGCTCGCCTTTGAGAGCGCCATCGATGCGCTCAACCGCCAAATCCAGGCGCTGGACGATCGACTGCGCCGCTCCCTGACGCTACCACCCACATACGAGAGCGCCGACCAGCTGTCGTTCCCGCTGCCATCTGCCGGCCGTGTGCTCGTCGGCAACGCCACCAACACTGGCTTCGAGAACGGCGCCACCCTGCCAGAGATCGAAACCATCGTCGGGCTGACCGACCAGATCGTGCTGCTTACCGGTATCGCCCCACAGATCGTCGAAGTCGCGTCCCTTGATACTGAGATTGTCGGGCTATACGCCGTAGCCGCGTCCATCGCGGCGCTAGGTCCTATCGCGTCGTCCATCGCCACGCTGGCACCGCAGGCCGCCAACATAGCCACGCTGGCACCGCAGGCCGCCAACATCGCGCTTGTCGGCGGTAACATCGCTTCTGTCATCGTCGTCGCCAACGCGATCGCCAACGTCAACATCGTCGCTACCAATATCACCAGTGTTAACACTGCCGCCGCCAATATGGCGGCGATCATCGCTGCGCCGGGCGCTGCTACCGCTGCGGCTAACTCGGCAACAGCAGCAAACAACTCCGCTATAGCCGCCGCCGCGAGCGCTGCCAGCATCGACGTCAAGGCAATAGACGTGCGGCGCAACCTGATCGTCAACGGCTCCGTGGCAGTCAGCCAGGAGAATGGTAACACGCTCGGCACGACCAATGGGTTTTACTTCGGGGACCAGATCGCGCAATATTTTTATGGAACCGGGTTTGGTGTTTCGGCCCAGCGGGTCACGGCGTGGACGCCAGACGGCAGCGATACTGTTGGAGAACTGAAGTGCACCAGCGCCAAGGCTTCGCTCAGTGCTGGCGACCTCTACGTGATCACGCAGAACATTGAAGGTTCAAATCCTGAATTCAAGGCGGCAATGTGGGGCACCGCTAGCGCCAAGCCCATGGTATTTCGAACCGCGCGGCAGATACCGGCTGGACTCTACCACCTTCGCGTCGCCAACCAAGACAGCAGCCGCAGTGTTGCAATCCCTTTCACCGTGCAGCCAGGGCAGGCTAACGCCATGGGCGTCATCGGGGACGCGGCAGGGCAGGTTCCTCCGATAACAATCCCGCCATGCTTTGACGGCACATGGCTGCGTGGCGACGGCCAGATCGGTTGCACGTTTGATATCGTTCTGGCGGCGGGATCATCTCGAATTGGCGGTGCGGCTGGCGTTTGGAACGGCGGCGGCTATTATGCTGCCTCGACGCAAAAGAACTTCCTCGACAGCACCTCTAACGTCGCGCGTGTGGGGGATATCGGCGCGCGGTTCGATCCAAACTCCACCGGTGTCTACGGGTCCTATCGGGTCAACGAGGTGGACGCGGTTTATCGGAGCGAGCGGTACTATGAAACGCTCTTGGCCAACAGCCTAGGTCAAGCTCTAGTTTCAGCCGCTATTGTGGCTCCCATCTCGTCAGTCACATGGTGGTTCAAAGTAAAAAAGTGCAAAACACCGAGTGCGTATGGGCTGCCTCCCGGAGCGTCATGGACCGCCGTCCCGACCACAGTCGGCCTAACCCAGGATAGCGTTTATTTCCGCGTTGAAACTTCAAACTTCATTCTGTCGCAGACAGCGGGCCTTCCTGCGCAATTTGTCAACGCGAGGCTCTCATGATCTACACCTCCGCAATCTACGCAAATCCTGAGCATACCCAAGTCACTGGCACCGACGCCCAAGGAAACACCGAGACGGTCCCGCGCGACTACACGCTGTTCCGCCAGCCCGACGATGGTCCGGACGGCTTCGTCGCCAATGGCGGTGTGATCGCGGCGTTCGCTACACCGGTCAGCGCCGACCTTCCCTTGGCGCTCTGCCAGATCGCCGCCGCGCGACTGCATGTCGAAGGCTTCGATATATCCGGTGTCGAGCGGTCGCAAGGCGTGGGTTTCGCCATGCTGCTGGACGAGCATACCGCCTGGATATTCTTCGAGCAGCCACAGGCTGACACCAACTATGTCGTGACACCGAGCGACGGCGTCACCAAGACCACCGATTATATTGAAGTCGCGCTGGCCGGGCTCACCGACATCGCGCTCATCGTCCAACGGGTACAGTAAAAATGGAAGCGCCAAAAATGAAAATGGTTTGCGAATACCCCATCGGGACCCTGCGCAATAACATGACCACGGTGGCTAACGTAACCACGGTGGCCAACGCGCTGCGCAACGTCCCTGGTGTCGGCCAGCCGTGCCTGCTCTTCGCCAGCTGGCCGAGCGCGCCGGTCATGGTAGATTTCACTATGTTCCCGCAGTACATCGTAAGCAACGTCGTCGCCGAAAACGTGGCGATGATCGAAGCGATGCTGGCCGATCCGCCGCTCGCTGCGCTGACGTTCTAAGAGGACAGGTCATGGCTACCACCGCAAAGAAACCTGATCTGTTCCGCGAAGCCCTCGACCATATTCTGGTGCACGAGGGTGGCAAGGTCGACCATCCGAAAGACCCCGGTGGGCGCACCAACAAGGGCATCACCCAGCGCGTCTACGACGGCTGGCGCACCAAGAACCATCTGCCAGCGCGCGACGTCTACCTGATCGACGACAAGGAAGTCGAAGCCATCTACCGCTTCCAGTACTGGGAGCCGATCATGGGCGACCAGCTGCCGCGCGGCGTCGGCTATGTCGTCATGGACGGCGCCGTCAACTCGGGCAACGGCCAGTCGGTCAAGTGGCTGCAGCGCTCGCTGCCCGCCTACACCGGCCAGATCGACGGCATCATGGGCTCGGGCACGCTCGGTGCTGTGCTCGCCACCATCGACCACGACGCGCTGATCGCGCGCATCATCGATCGCCGCGAGGCGTTCCTGAAAGCGCTCAAGACCTGGCCGACCTTCGGCAAGGGCTGGATGCGCCGCATCAACGCCGTCGAAAAGACTGGCCAGGCTTGGGCCAGCGGTAGCGTTGGGCCCGCCGTATCGTTCATCTCTGGTGGCAACGCCAAGGCGCCGATCGAGGATGCCAAGCAGGCACCGGGCAAGGGCGTCGCTGACGCCGCCACTGGCGGCGGTATCGGCGCTGGCGGTATCGCTGCCATCCTGAACCGTGCGCAGGAGATGCTGACCCCCTACAGCGCCGCTGGCGGGTGGATAGAAACGACCGTCGTGCTGCTCATCGTCGGCGGTACGGTGCTGTCGATCGGCGGCGTCGCCTATCGTTGGTTCTCGAACCGCAAGCGGGCTGAGCTGGCTGACGCCCTCGACTTGCAGCCGGTGTCGAAATGAGCTGGATCGGAAGCTTCATCTGGGGGCTGGTGCCCTGGTGGGTGTGGCTGCTGATCGGCCTTGCCGCCGCTGCTGGCGCATACCGCCTGCTCGGCTGGAAGGGCGCCCTCGGCGTGCTGGCCGTTACCTTCGGCGCTGCGACTTACGGCCGCGGCGTGCAGAAGGGCCAGACCAGCGAGCGCGCCAAGCAGGAAGCAGCCGACGCCAAGGCGCGCGACGTGGTCAAGGACAACACCATCGCAGTGTCGAAACTGCCGACTGACAAGCGCGACAAGGAGTTCGAGGAATGGACCTTAAAACCCTGACCATCCTGCTGACCCTGCTTCTGGCCGGGTGCAGCACGACCGCCACTGGATCACTTTGCACCGTCGGGCCTTTCATCCACGACCCTGGTGCAGTAGACCGGTGGACAGCCAACGAGAAGGACCAGCTCCTCGTACTCAACCGCAGCGGTGCAGAAATCTGTGGATGGCGTAAGCCCTAGTAGGAGACGTGCCTGATGTCGGGAGACGTAGAGGCTATGGAAGCTGTCCTTCGCCGGCTCGACACCCATGAGCGTAACCTGTCAGACTTGGCAGGTTCGCACGGTCGTTTGGTCGATGCTATGTCCAGTCACGAGAAGCGTCTTGCCAGCCTGGAGGACGCGCGCCAAGAGACGCGCGAGCATCGCGCTGGCCAGGCCGAGCGCGAGAAAACCATGCAGCGTGACCTGCGCGATATCCTAGAAGAGCTGCGCAAGATCGACGACCTTAATCTGGGCGCAGTCAAGGCCGATGTTGCCACAATCAAAGACGGTAACGGGCGCATGTTCTGGCTCGTCGCCGGCACTATTGTATCTGGCTTTGGCGCGCTGATTTTCGTGCTGATAAACCGAGGTCTATTTGGTGTTTAAGCTGTGGCATAACGTCGTGCACGTAGCGCTGGCAGCGATGGTGATCGCCAGCCTCGTCCTCGTGTTCGGGCCACCGCTGGAAACAAAATTCTTCCCTGCCTATTCCCGCTTCGAGATCATCGAGATCGCCGCGCTGCCTGACGGTAACAGCCAGGCGCGCTTCCGCTTTACCAAGCTGCGCAGCTGTGCGCCGGCCGGCTTCGCCTGGTACGCTGGCGACCCCGCCGCCGCCTTCCGCCAGCTGACGGTTACCGTCGAGCATCAGGAGGGCGAACCGCCTGTGCGGCCGCTCGGCGTCAACATGACCAGCTCCTATGTGATCGACGTCAACCCGCAGGTCCTGCGCGATGGCGTCTACGCCGAAGTGTTCTCGCGCTGCTGGCCGTTCTGGGTGACGCGATCTGTGATCTACCCATAGGGAACACCACCGCCCGCCTCGCGTTTCTTCTGCTATGCGTGTCATAGGAGGTTACCGTGACCAAAAAGACCAAGGAGCAGATCGAGCAGGACGAGAAGCGCAAGACCCAGAAGCAGCGCAACGATCTCGGCTACAGCGGCTCGATCGACAACGCCGGTGGCAACACCCCAGCTGGGGGCAAGCCTGAAGATACCCGCGACAACGGCACCGACGAGAACACCGCCGTCTAGAAACGAGAAGGCCCGGAGCGATCCGGGCCTTCGGTCTATTCGGTGGTGTGCCCGCCCTTGCCGAGGTGGGCGTAGCCGGCGATGTCGTCCCAGTGGTCCTCGAAGCTGGCGTCGCCGCTCAGGATACGGCTCAGCTTAACGACGATCATGTCGACCGCCTCGCGCTGGTGCGGCTCCAAGTGGCCATCGTTGGAGCCAACCACCGCCTTCAACTCCTGCGCCACATATGACTGCCGCATCCAGTCGCCATGGGTTTTCTTTCGCTCGCCAGTCAGCGCCACCGGATCGCCCATCGTGCGCCCGGTTTCTTGGCGCTGCTTCTCGGCTTCCGCCGTGGCCGCAGCGAGTGTGGCGTTGTCTATCGGTTGCAGCCGCCGCTCCACAGCGTGGCCTATCAGATATTCCTCAGACCACACCCCGCCAGCGTGATCTTCCCAGTGACCGTCGCCGATGTCGCGCAATAGACCAGTCCAAACTGGGTCTGACCCAGGGCCCGCCACCACTTTATATGTGTATCCCGCCTCGACATGAATATGGGGCGAGCGGTCGCGCGCGCCTTCAGGCTCGCCGTGCCGCGGCGTGTTGGTTATGGCTATCGCCTCGACCAGATACACCGAAGGGAACTCGACACATTGCCCGGCTGGCGTAAAGGTGGCCGTAATCTTGGCCAGCCCCCGGCCTGACTGCAGACGGAAACACGTCGAGGCAGGGGCGGCGGCTGCGTCCTGCCAGATGTGGTCCTCGTTATCGATATAGTGGCGGCCTGCCTGTACCTGCACTTTGCCCACGGTCACGCCCTCCCTGCCGCGCGCCGGGTTTTCCAGCACTTGTGGGTCCGGGCGCCGCCCGTGCGGTGCGGCTGTGTCGGGTAGCCGTGGGTGCGATAGGAGTGTTTCGCCATCATGGCTTCCATAACCCGGGCGATGATCTCTTGCAGTTGCATCTTTATACCTCGTTGATAAATCGCTGGAACGCGGCCTGCGCGGAAATCTTGTTCCGCACCCTCTCGTACTTCAGCTCGTCGACCGTGCCGCGCATAAGGATCGGTCGGGAGAAACACGGCCGGGTTTGCCCCGGCCGGTGAATGCGTTTTAGCAGCTGGTCGTATAGCTCGGCTGACCACGTCAGGCCATACCAGAACAGGTTCGAGCCGCCGTATTGCAGGTTGAGGCCGTGGCCCACTGACGCCGGGTGCACGGCTAGCAGCGGCAGCCGCCGCTCGTTCCATGCACTCTCGTAGTCGACAGCCTGCCGATCGGTCGTGCCGCTGCCATAGTAGGGGGTGCCGGGGAACTCCTGCTGCAGCCGGGCCAGGTCCTCGACGAAATTGTAGGCGACCATCACCGGCTCGCCACCTGCCGCGTCGAGCATCTCGAGCAGCGCGTCCATCTTCTCGTCGTGCAGGCGCGTAGCCGTGGTGCTGCCCAGCTCTTCGTATAGGAAGCCCTGCGCGATCTGCTCCAGCTTGCCCGAGGCGACTGCCATGTTGGCGGCGGCGATCGTGCCGCTCCTGACCTGCGCGACCAGATGCTTTTTCATCTTGTCATAGACAATCTTGACGTCGCGCGGCATGTCGACCCACTCGATAAAGTCGGGGCCGTCATTGAGCGATGGCAGGTCGGGCATATCTTCCAGCGCGATGGTGATCGAGACCGAGTTGATGTCGGCCACCAGCTGGTCGACGCTGCCCGGCTGCACGGCCCAGTTGTGGCCGTTCCAGTCAGTCGGGTAGAAGTGGCGCTTGCGCCAGCTGTCGAAGCTCTTGCCCCACAGCTTGCCGCCTGTGAGCAGCCGCAGCGGCATGAACTGGTCCTCGTAGCCGTTCGGTCGCGGTGTGCCGGTCAGCTCCCAGCGCGACAGAAACAGCATCGTCAGCGGCGCCAGTGCCTTGCCGCGTTTCGAGCGTGGGTTCTTGAAGCGGCTGCTCTCGTCGATGCACAGCACGGCGCGCGCCAGCCGCTCGGGGCGCTGCCCCTTCAACCACTCGACCCACCATTGGGTATTATCGACACCGATGACATAGACGTCGGCGGGCGTGGCCAGGGACTTCAGGCGCTGCGCCTGCGAGCCGTTAACATGGATCACCTTCAGGTGGCACAGGTGCTCCCACAGGCGCGGCTCGGCCGGCCAGACCAATTGGCAGACACGCTTGGGCGCCAGCACGAACATCTCCTGCGCGTAGCCGTCAGCCTTCAGCTCAGCGAAGGCGGTCAGGGCGCAGGCAGTCTTGCCTGCACCCATGCCGAGGATCGCCTGCGTCTCGGCGAAACCGTAGAGCCGATCGATGGTGCGGTTCTGCGCGCCGCGCAGGTCGGATTTCTTACGCACTGGCAGTCAGCGCGGCGACGCGCGCGGCGACTTTGTCCATGTCCACATAGCCGCAGTCCAACGCCATATTGCGCGTGCCGACCTCTACGTCGTGCCAGCCGTTATCCGCGTCTATAGCCTCGGTTAGCGCCGCTACGATGGCGTCAGCTAGTGATAGCGGCAGCAGCGTATGCTCTTTCTTTTCGGATGACATCGTCGATCTCTCCTCGGTTCTTCACCACGTAAACCCGCCAGCCCTGCCCGGCCAGCTCCACGCGCCGCACTTTCTGCAGCTCAGCGAGGACGCCGCCGACCGGTCGCTTGACTTCCACAACGAAAGCCGAGCCGGTGGGTAGCTTGCACAGGCGATCGGGGTAGCCCCGCTTGCCTGGCACCGTGAACTTTAAGCACGTCCCTTCAAGTTCTGCAATAGTATCTACCAGATACTTTTCTACTTGTGCTTCGGGACCAGCCATGGCAGTGTGCTCCTCGCAAATCAGCCTAACCCATACCGAGGAGACTACCCACATGTCTATCCCTGCTAAGCTTAACCACACGGACGACATCGTCGAGCGTCTGGAAAGCCACGACACCCGCCTTCAGCACCTGGTCTCTACGCTCGTAGGCCACTATCCCGTGAATGGACCAGAGAAGTCGCCGTTCCCTGACGCCCCTGCTACGCCAAGCCTGCTGGAGCGCCATGCGCAGCTCAACCGCCGCGGCTCGGCGGCGCTCGATCGTATCGAAAGCTCGCTCGACGCGCTGACCGAGTGCGTTGTCGACAGCGGTACAAAGGTCGCAGCCGACCGCCCACGCGGCTAACTCCAAGGACACCTTACCGATGGTCGATCTCTCAACCCGCCGTCACACCCGCAAGGTGCAGCGCTCCATCCATCTCGACGACAGCACGAGCGATCGGCTCGACCTGGCGGCCAAGCTCTCGGGCTCGACCCGCTCGCAAATTCTCGACCGGCTGATCTGGGAGGACCTGAAGCTGCCGGGCGATGACGAACCAGACCCCAACCAGACCAGCCTCGATCTGGGCGAGGCGCCATCGCGGCCCCTGCCCAAGGCCCAGATCGACGAACCCGAAGAGGATATCGACATTGACTGAGCTTCAGCACCAAGCCACTCCAGACCAGCACTCCACTATCGTCGGCGGCTCATCCGCCTCGCGCATCCTCGGCTGCCCCGGCAGCGTCGACCTGCTCGCCAAGCTGCAGGCTATGCTCGACGCCGAGGCTGACGCCATCGAGGTCGCGCTGGAAACCAGCGAGTATACCGCAGAAGAGGCGGAGGCTGAGCAGGCGCGCGCCGACAAGATACGCGCCAGCCTCAACCGCTCGTCGTCCTATGCCGACGAAGGAACCGGGCTGCACGAAGTCATGGCCTATCTCGTGCCGGCCGATATCGATCCGCTCAAGCTCATCACCGACACACGCGTCGACGAGCTGTTCGCCCAGTATGATCTGCACGACGACCGGTTCTTCGATGCCGTCGTGCCGGCCTATACCGCCTTCCTTGCCTACCTCGACAGCCTCTACGACGAGGCCGAAGCGGCTGGTTTCCCTGATGCCGAGATCAGCATCCTGGTCGAGCAGCGCGTCGGCATGCCCGGCATCGACGGCGCCTTCGGCACGGCTGACATCATCATCCGCACGCCAGTGCGCTCGGCGGTATGGGACTGGAAGTTCGGGGCCGGCGTGCCGGTCTACGCCAGCTATCGCAAGACCAGCGCAATCAATCGGACAGGCGTCGACGGCACGCCCGAGGAGCCCGAAGCTGACGAAGTCATGGAGTTCGGCAACGACCAGCTGACCTTCTATGGCCGCGCCGCCCAGGCGACGCACCCGGAATACTTCGGAGACCACGACGACTGGCCGGTCGACCTGATCATCTGCCAGCCACGCATCGGCGAGGGCGAGCCCAGCATCTATCACTCGACCATCGCCGAGCTGGAAGAGTTCCGGCTGGACCTTATCGACGCCGTCGACGAGGCGCTGTCGGGCAGCGGGCACAAGGCCAAGGGCAGCTACTGCCGCTTTGCCGAGTGCAAGTCGATCTGCTCGCTGCACCTCAACGGTGCCGAGGCCGCGGCCGAGATCACGTCCAAGCTGTCGGCGCTGCGCGATCGCACGCTGACCGTGCAGGACCTGAAGGACGCTAAGGTCGAGTACCTGCCGCCTACAGCTGAAGGCTACGAGCGCGAGGTGCAGACCCTGTCCATGGGTGAAGCCTACGCCATCGGGCTGGAGATGAAGGAAGCGCTGGAGCCGATGCTGAACGGGCTGGCCGCCGACGCGCAGGCCTTCATGGAAGCTGGCGGTATCGTCCCGGGCCACAAGCTCGTGCCGAAGAAACCCGGTCATGATGGCTGGGAGGACCCCGACAAGGCCGAGAAATTCCTTGGCCGCCAGGGGCTGCCGCTGGAAGAGCGCCGGGTAACCAAGCCGATCACGCCTGCTGTAGCGCGCACCAAGCTTAAAGCATTGGGAAAGCTCGACGAAAAGGGCGCGAAGGTCCTTGCAAAATACGTCAGGGTAGGCGTATCGTCGGGGCATACCCTCGCACCGGTGAGCGACGCGCGCCAGGAAATTCAGTTGACGTCAGCCGCCATCGGCGCGCTGGCCCAGAAGCTCGCCAGCCTTTAGTGGCTGGCGTGACGTGCCTACCAAACATGACACCAAACACAAAACGGACCTGATAAAATGACAACTGCAATGACAAACAAAGCTGCTGGCGCCCTTGCTGGTCTCGGCAACCTCAAGGCTGGTCTTGCCAAGGTGCAGGCCTCCATCCCTACCGCAGGCGGCGAGCCGATCCTGCGCATGGGTAAGGACGGCATCTGGATTTACGGCGCCGAGAATATCGAAGTCGAGAAGGGCTCGAAGTGGGCGGTCAATCCACTCAGCCTGCAGCACGGCTACATCTGCTGGAAGAAAATTCCAGAAGGCTCCAAGGAAAAGCCGGAAAAGCTGGGCGAAGTTCTCGTCTCGATGTTCGAGGACAAGCCGGTCAAGGCCGGGCTGCCAGACTACGGCCACCCGTGGGTCGAGCAGACTTCGGTCGGGCTCCGCTGCATCAGCGGAGAGGACGAAGGTGAGCAGACCGAATACAAGCCGTCGTCGGTTGGCGGCTCCAACGCCATGAAGGCGATTATCGGCGCCATCATGGCCCAGCTCGACAAGGACCCTGAACACCCGGTGCCCGTCGTGCTGCTGCAGAGCGACAGCTACATCCACTCGACATGGGGCAAGACCTACACCCCAGAGATCAAGATCATCGACTGGATCGGCATGGACGGCGTCGCCAATGACGAGGACGAGGACGACGACGCTGGCCAGGCACCCGCTGATGAACCCGCCGAAGAAACCAAGCCAGCCGAGACCGCAGCCGCGGCCCCGGCCAGCACCCGCCGTCGGGCGGCAGCCGCCCCGGTTGTCGAAGCCCCGGCCGAAGCAGAAACCGCCGCTGAGCAGCCCGCCCCCGCTGCTACCGGCGAGGTGCGCCGCCGCCGTCGCGGGTAACCGTTATCGGCTAGTAGCGCATTGGAAAGGCCCGGCTCACGCCGGGCCTTTCTGTATTTAGGTACTTGACTAGTACTTCTGCAGGTGCCAGTGTCGGGCTCCCAACCGAAGGAGACCACCCAATGCGCCTTAACAATTATCACGTCGAGAGCACCGTCGGGCGCCTGCTGCAGCACCGCTTCAGCACCGACATTCTGGTTATACGCGTGGTCGAGGCCAAGCTGTTCGCCGAGTGTATCGAACTGCTTTATACCAAGGCCGAGCACGCTACCCTGCGCGCGCTGCCACCCGGCTTCGCCGCCACGAAATCCAGCGTGCGCGTCCATGTCGGCGGGCAGCGCTTCGACCTGCAGGCGCAGGGGCCTAGCTACGGCCTGCTCGCAAAAGCTATTAACGCGGCAGACCGAGAAGCGGTGCGTTTGCTCCCGGGTGGTTTGCCGTGCGCCTACGAGGACTGCCACACAAGCACGCATGACAAGCTTAACTTCGGTGCTACCGATGAAGGGTTGCCGGCGCGTATCGCCGCGCACGTCGCTGCAGTAGAAGCGCTGACCACCTCTGTCCGCGAAGCTGAAAGAAGGGCCACGGTTATCCTGCGCGGCAAGACCAGGGCTGGCGCCATCCGTGACTGGCCCGAGATAGAGCCGTTCCTGCCCGCCATCGACGCGCCCGCCCAGCTGCCGGCCCTGCCAGTGGCAGAGCTGAACGCACTCTTTGAACTGCCGGTGTCGTGATGAGCTTTTTCAAACAGGCCGAGGGCGAGGCGGCTATCCTCGTCAGCAATGGCGTCTACAGCCAGGTCGATGTCTACACCCGTGAGGGCTACCTTTATGCCAAGATCGGTGGCGGCTTCGTGCGCCTGATGGCAGACGGCTCGACGAGCAAGGCCAAGACGCA